GTTGGCATTGATGCTGAATATATTAGTGGAAATTATTTATATGATTTTAGATTAATGAAGCGATGCAAACATTTTATTATTGCAAATAGTAGTTTTTCTGCAATGGCTGCATTGTTAGCTAATGACCCGGATAAGATAGTTATTGCGCCTAAGCATTGGTTTGGGCCACATGTTGACATATCGGCAAAAGATATTTATCACCAAAATTGGGTAATAATATGAACATTTTATGGTCAATACACCTTTACTTCCCAAGACATGGCAGCGGAGCTGAGGCAATGGCGCGAAATATAAATAGGTATTTAAAAAGCCAGGGGCATGACATTAAAATACTATTGCACCAAGCAAATCAGTATAAAATAACTGAGATGTACGAATATGAGGGCGTGGATGTATTTCCTCCTGATGAATACATTATATATAGGCTTTTTACTTGGGCAGATGTAGTAATTTCACATTTGGATTATAATAAATGGACTACCTATGCATGCGAAAAATATAACAAGCCAATGGTTCATATTGTTCATAATGATACACCATATCCATCAGTAAAAGACTCTCCAATACCTGTAAAAGTCATTTATAATTCTGAATGGTGCAAAAAAGCATTAGATTACAAATGGGAAAGTATCGTATTTCCTCCTCCTATTGATGAATGGGTTAAAACTGATGATACAGAAAGGAAATATATTACTTTAATTAATTTGAATCAAAACAAAGGGAGTTTATATTTTTATGCACTTGCTAAAAGATTGCCAAAATACCAATTTTTAGGGGTAAAAGGTAGCTATGATGGACAACATATTGAAAATTATCCAAATGTAAAAATAATACCAAATACACCTGATATTAGGGAAGTTTATAAAATGACAAAAATTTTGTTAGTTCCTTCACATTATGAAAGTTGGGGGATGGTGGCAGGTGAGGGGTTAATAAATGGCATCCCGGTAATTTACAATCCTACACCTGGACTACTTGAGAATGTAGCAGATGGGGGGATATGTATAAATAGAAAAGAAATAGATAAATGGGCAGATGAGATAAATAAATTAATGACTGATGCAACATATTATAAAAAATGGTCTAAAAAGGGTTTGAAAAGATCTGATCAGCATTTGCCTAAATGGAAAGAACTTGAAGAGTTTATATGCAAATAAAAAGCCGCCTATGGAAATAAGCGGCACAAAACTAAACCATGTTATGACAACAGCAAAGGTATATAATTGGTTGACAAATTGAATATTATACGGTCAACTATATTTTATCTTTGGTAGGTATGAACAATATATACGAAATTAAGGTTACTGATGGATCAGAACCGATAAGTCTGGAAACGGCAAAAGATTGGTTAAGGGTTACAACAGAGGACGATGATGCAATAATAACTGATCTTATTACCGTTGCAAGAAAGCGTATAGAGGCTTTTTCTTTGCGGTCAATGGTTGCAAAAAGCATTGTTTTAACCGGGCATATAGAAAATTCTTTTATTTTGCCATATAGCCCAATATCAAATGTAAGTGCTGTTAAATATTTACAGGGTCAAATTGTAGATACAGGGGTTAATGACTGGGAAACGTTAGATGCTGATGAATATCAGATAATAGGATACAACGACAAGCATTTTAGGCCGCAATTAACAGGAACTTATGAAATAACCTACACAACAACAGCAAATGCAGATTTAGGCCTTAAAACTGATTTAAAACGGGTTTTATTGTGGATGTATGAAAATAGGGGTGATGATACTGATGAAATGCCTACCGAGTTAATGAGTAATGCCAAAACTTTAAAGGTGTTGACATGGGTATAGGTGTTGCAAGAAAGGTAAAAATTGTGGTGGTTGGGCAGTCTAATGGTGTGGATGGGCCTGATGTTACAAGTGATGAACTTGCAAACATTTGGGCGCAAATTAATACTATTAGCCAGTCAAGGGGTTTTGATGCTAACAAGGCTAATTTTAAAACATCTTATGAGTTTTTAATCCGTTATGATTCTGCTTTGCTTATTGATGTGAGGTGTATGGTTGAGTATAGTAATAGATTTTACTCAATACAAAGCATTGAGAGGGTGGATAGGGTAAGGGCAGAGAATAAGTTTGCAAGTCAATTGCAAAACAATCCTGAAGGGAAATACTGGCGTATTGTAGCAACATCTCAAGACATTGCATAAATGGCGCAGTTTACATTTAAAATTGAAGGACTAGAAAAACTAAAGGCACGGATAAAAGAATTACCAAAAGATGTACAGGAAGAAGTTGTGGGTGAAATACAGGGATGGGGTAATGAGGTTAATGCAGCGCAATTGGCTTTAATTAGTCAGCAAAAAATACAGGATTTTGGCGCATTGCAACAAAACACAAAAGCCATTCCCAATCCTGATGGTGTAGATCTAATTAGCAATGTTTATTACGCTCCATTTGTTGAATTTGGAACAGGGGCAAAAGTAAAAGTACCTGCTGAAGTATCTGATTATGCAGCAAGTTTTAGAGGTCAAAAAAGGGGAACATTTGCGGAATTTGTTATTAAAATGAGGGAATGGCTTAAGCGAAAAGGATATAATGAAAAACTAGCATTTATTGCTGCTTTAAATAAGATTAAAAACGGGTCAGGGCCTCGACCTTATTTTTTCGATCCGTATTTAAAGAAACGCAGGCAGCTTGTTGATAGGATTAAAAAAGTAATATCAGATATATGAAAGATCCGATAAAATTCATAAAAAACGCATATTTTAACGCATTGGATGGAAATATAACCTACAATGGCAGCACTATCCCTGTTTATGATGAAGAGGCGGATGAAACAGGCGGCGATTACTATATTTTAATATCTACCATTACAGATGCCGATTTCCCTAATAAAGGCAAATTTATGAATGATGTAGAGGTGCTTATTGATGTGGTAAGCCAAAATAATTGGAGGGTAGATTTGGTGAAGCAGATAGTTGACAGTATTACTGCAAAAATTATAAATGTCATTATACCTTCGGTTGGTAATACGTCAATATCAGAAAATGCAGATTTTCAGATTGTAGATGTTAGAAAAGCGGCAACGCAGCACGTTCCGATAATTGACACAGGCACAAAAAAAATAGTTAGACGGTTAACAAGATTCACTCAATTAACAATAGAAAAATAAAATGGGACAAATTCAAGGCACATCCGTAAGTTTACAACTCAAAGAAAGTTCAGGTACAGGTGATTATTTAAATGTAGTTTGTGAAACTACATCATCACTTTCAGGTTCTGCATCTGTAACAACTGCCGTAACTAAATGTAATACAATTACATCTGTTTCATCACCAACAGTTACTTTTTCTGTTGAAGGTGTAGCCGAAACATCACCATCAGCAGGACAGGTAAGCGTAGAAATGCTTTTAGGATGGTTTCAAGGAAATACTCTTTTGGCTATTAAATATGAGGATCCTGAAGGTGCAGGAACTAATTTTTATGTTCAAGGGACTGGTTATATGACTGAATTTGGCATAACTTCGCCTGCTGAAGGTGCTGTGACATTTACTGCATCATTTCAGTTAACTGGGTCAATTGACATAACACCATAATATGAAAATAAACAATAAAGAAATAAGCCTCCGTTTTGGGATGCTTAGTGTGGAAATATTCTTAGGAGAGGCCGAAAAAAATAACGGCCTTTCTTATTACAGCTCTTTACAAATGGCTAAGATCATTTATGCCGGAATGGTAAATTATTACGAGGTTAAGCAATTGCCATATCCGGTAACTTTTGAAGAGATTTATGATTATGTAGAAAGCAAAATGATGTCTAAGGAGGATGTGGATGATCTTATAAAAGTAATTGAAGATTTTAACAATTGCCAAGCTATTAAGAAAAAAGCAGAAGATGTAAAACAAGCCGTTGAGGAAATTGAGAATATAAAAAAAAAGGAACTGATTGGCATAACACAAGAATCACAGCTTACGCAGCAGGATTAAAGCCTGATGAGTATATGTGGATGAAGCCAAATGACTTTTATCAGTTTATTAGGGGTTATAATAAGAGGCTCATAGATCATCACGAGATAGCAAGGCGGCAAGCTTATTTTATGTTAGC